GGAGACTGGGATCTACGAGGCCTACCATGTTGTGATCCAGGCTCCGCCATTGGCGCCTCGCACGGCCTACGGCCAGGGCATGTTCAAGGCCTGGTGCAGGGTTCAGACGGTCCCCTCCGATCCGCCGACGTCTTCACCGCTGGTTTGCCCGGACGTGGTCAAGTTTCGATTGCACGACAAGGGCGATCGTCCGAAGGGCCGGCTGGTGGATGCGACACCCATTTCCGGGCCGGACGAGGAATTCTGTGCTCGCATGGGCTTCCTGGACCCTGACGGGTCCGGGCAGTCCTTCTGTCCACTTGGGCAAGAGGGTTCGCTCCAACGGTCACAGTGCGAATCCCTGAACGGACCCTACATCTGGACCCTTGACGGTGTGGTCCAGGATGATCTGGTTGACGGAAACCAGTTGCAAGTCGCTTTGCATGGACTCGGAATTGCGAAAATCTGCGCCCGGAATGGCGCGTGCTCGGAGATAGAAATCCGATGAAATTCTTGATGCTGGTTCGCAAGGCTCTCGGAAAGCTTCGCGTCATCCTTGATAAGGCTCACGATCTGGGCATTATCGAGTCTAGGAAAAACGCGCCTGACGTGATCTTTGCCAAAACACTAAAGGGGGAGTAGACCATGTTGCTTCGGCTCGTTCTGCTGTTCAAGTTTCTGACCAAATCCCAGAGCCTACCGGCCTCGATCGTGACGGCCATTCGTGAGGGTCGCCTGGGTGGGCGGGTAGCAAAGGCGTACGCCTTTCTGGCCGATCACTCGTTTGCTATCTCTGTGGCCCTGGTCGGGGTCTACGGGGGCCTCGAGTACGCGAAGGCCTACGTTCCTAGTGCGGCCGCCTACGAGGGCTACCTACTTCAGGCGATTGGGGTCCTTGTCGCGCTCGGGCTCTTTGACTCTGGCGTGAAGGTTCCCTCCCCGGCCGGGACCCAGCCATCGAAGTCGTCTACGCCTGAAGTCCTCGGGGAGTAGCCATGAAGAAGACCATCCTCTCGATCGCACTCTTATTGGCCTGTGCCGCGGCACGGGCTGAGGAAGTGGGCCGGGGGCCTGCGTTCATCCGGTACTACCCTCCGTCTTCTGGCGGAGCCTCATTCCCGTTGCTCGCGCCCACCGGCTGCGATACTCCGCCCTACAGCTTCACTGGGGAAACCACTGACGGAATGTGCCACAGCGGGTCGCTTGTTAGGGTGGGTGAGAACGTTACCCTGACCGGAGCGTTCTCTGTGGGCTCATTTGGCGGGGGCTCTGTCAGTCTGGATTCCAATGACGGCACTACCAGTTTCTCTGCCTTACTTGTGGATGCACTGGGCGGGTTGTCTTTGCAGTCAACAGACGGTACCAGTTTTGCCACGGGTGTGATCGATGGTGCCACTGGGAAAATCGAATTCGAGGCCGATCCCGGGGCAGGGAACACGTATAAGGCGACACTGGGTTCTGGCTCTGACACCCTGGACTTGATAACTGCCAATTCGACCAGGCAGGCCAAGCTTCAATTTGGTGTGGTAAGTACAGAGCCAGGCTCTACTATGCAGGCGGTGTCAACATCGGCTTCCGACTCGCCAAAGCTTACTTTCACGGCAGACGATGGAACCAGCACCAATACTGTAACGATAGACGAAGCCAAGACTGCGTTCTCCGATCCAGTCCTGATGACACCCTCTGGCAGTCGAGACGTGTGCGTGTACTGCTTTGGTGGTACGAGCGTTGGATTGTACTTCAACGGTGGCATCGCCTATGCGGCAGGAAACATCGACCGTGACCTGATTCGCACCTCCTCAAAGACACTGTCCGAGGGCGTTGCAACGGCAGTGGTGCGTATTGAGGGAGGGGCTCAGTTGCGCGCCGGAGGCACTTTCGAGTACACGGTGCAGGCGTATGACGGCGACGACAACCAGGCAAGACATGGATCAATCAAGTTTGCCGTCACTAACAAGGCCGGCACTGAGACGTGCGCTATCACGGGTGGGGCGGTTGCGGACGAGACTGAGGATGGATCTGTTTTAGCGGCAGACTCAGGCACGCTAACCTATAACATCGACTGTGATACGACACCGACAAACGGTGTCGACTTGCGAATCAGCGCCACGTCCTCGCTCACTCAGACTTCACTCAACGTCAGTTACAGAGTCACGCTGGACGCCGACTCGTCTGGTGCGTCCGCCAGCATCACGCCACAGTAGGGAGAGCCATGAAGAAGACACTTTCGGTCTTGATACTGGTCGTAGCCTTCGCGGCTTCGCTTTCCGCATTGAATCGTCTTTTCCAGAGCACCGTGTCAGTCTCGGAGACCAATACCGTGATCGCTTTCACCAATAACCACAGTGGCGGTGCGAATCAGTCATTCAAACCGAGATCGCTCCTGATCCGTAGCGACAGTGCCAGCGCCAACACCTGTTATGTGGACATTGTTGACAGTACGGCGACCACAGCAGACATTCCGCTTGCTCCGGGAGCCTCGATATCATTCGAGTACGACACCACCCTGGTCGGTGATGGCTTCGAGTCTATCGGGGCCATCTGCGACACTGGCGAAACCGCCACCTGGTACGTGACTGCCGCCAGATGACTATCCTGGCCGGGATGGTCCTGGCCGCGGCACCCTGGATTGGATGGGCAGATGAATGGCCCGAGCCGAAGACTGGGCGACTGGAGCCGGAGTACGAAGACTTCCAGCCCTCGCCCATCCCTCTGGGGGGGCGCGTGGCGCTGCTGATCTCTCCCGCACAATGGGCGATTGCGACCATAGTTCAGGAGGCGCTCGGTGAACCCTACGAGGGGAAGGTCGCCGTGGGGGAGGTAATCCGGGCCCGGATGAAGAGGCGGTATTCTAGCGACGGAACGGTGGCTGGCACAGTGCTTAGGCCGTACCAGTTCTCCGGATGGCGCAACACCGACCCTGCACTTCAGCTTTCTGGGATGGCGGATGACGAACATCCCAAGGTGGCCGAGTGTATTCGGGCGTGGCACGAGTCGAGGGTAACGAACCTCACCGAGGGCGCAGTCCTATACCATGCAGACTATGTCGCCCCCGGCTGGTCGGAGCGAGCCACCTTCATCAAGAAGATCGGACGCCACCTTTTCTACGGGGACTAACATGAGAGAAGTGTTCTCAAGGATTCCCAAGCAAACCATCGGCGTGGCCCTACTTGGCCTCGTCGGCACAGTGGGCGCCTACGTCCGTGCCGACTACTCCGCTACCAAGATGACGGCGGAGAGCACCAAGGCCACGGTCGACACGGAGAAGATCGTCCAGTCCGAGCGATGGCAGCGGCAGGCGGAAGTCAATGTTCAAATCCTGGATGGGCTGAAGGAGCTGAACAGGAAGCAGGACAAGCTGATCCAGGAGATTGGCCGCCTACAGGGCAAGGGGGGCAAGTGATCGCAGTCCTGGGCGGATATAAGGACCCGAAGCACGCGGAGGCCCTTCAAGACATCATACAGTGGGAGCGTTGGACCCGCGACTCCCTCTCAGAGCCGTACAGGGAGATGCTCGAGCACTGGCGCCTGTATCTCAGCAAGCGCAAGGATCACCGCAAGACATGGGAGAAGACCTGGCGCGCCCTGACCCTCCAGCCCTACCCGTTCCTGATTGTCGAGGGCAACGCCTACGCAGTGTCTGACATCCTCAACTCAGCCGATCCTCTGGTTCAGGCCGAGGGGATTGGGGACGAGGATGTTTCGATCGCACGCAAGGTCGAGAGGTTGATGGATCTTACCCTTCGGATGAATCAGTGGAGATTGAGGACTGAGAACATCGTCCGCGAATTCACCATCCAGGGTACCGCGGCGATCAAGGTCACTTGGCGCCATGACGTGTCCAAGGTCTCAGATAGTACGCCGGACTCCGAGCGGGCATTTGAATCTACTCGTCAAGCCTTCGCAGACCTGGGAGTGGATCTGCCGGACGATCCAGACGAATACGAGAAGGTAAGGGGGCAGGCTCAGGGGGATCTGCAAGTGGAGTTGCCCCAACATCCTGCCCGCATGTACAAGGAAGTGACCACGTTTCGTGGTCCGTCCTTCGACCGGGTCTCCATGTTCGATCTCAGGTTTGATCCCCTCGTGGAGAAGTGGTCCGATCAGCGCAGAATCATCCAACGCATCGTCAAGACAAAGAAATGGGTTCTGGATCACACCGGGGAGGGGGCCGAGTTTCCATTCGACCCGGAGCAGGTAAAGTATTCGATTGATGCCGGAATCAGCGACGGCAACAGCCAGGGTGGATTCAACGAGTGGCAGTTGGAAGTGGCCAACATGCTGGGCCTGGGACAGGTGGCCACAGGATACCCCAACAGGATGGGGGAGCGCGAGCTGGTCGAGATCTTCGAGGTTTGGGATCAGGACGATGACGAGGCCCCGTACAAGGTGGTCCTGAACCGGCACGGCATCATCAACAAGGACCCGGGCGGGTCTCCCTACGGGCACGGTGAGTGCCCAGTCAGCCTGCTCCGGAACATCCCGGTCCCCGGGAGCGCCCTGGGCATGTCGTCACTGAAGGCCCCCAAGAGCCTGTTCTACGAGCTCTGGACCCTGCGAGACCTGCGGGTCGATGCCGTCACCCTGGCCACCCTGCCAGCCATGGAGAAGCTGAACGAGCTCGGCATTCCTGACGCCACCAAGGCCCTGACCCCGGGCGGGACAGTGTCGGTGCCGCGGCTGGGCGTCCTCAAAAAGATGGACGTTGGGGGCCCACACCCGGACATCTGGCGAGAGATTAGCGAGATCAAGTACGAGATCGACGACGTCACGGTGAACGCGAACGTGCGAGGCACGCCCGCCACGGTAGGTCGCGTATCGGCCTCCGAATCCGAGCGCAGATTCTCGAACGCCCTCACTAAGATCAAGGCCGCGGCGGTCAGATTCGAGGAAGAGATCCACGTACCGCTCCGTCAAGCGATGTACCTTTGGTACCAGAATGGAGATGATGAGACCCTTCTTCGCGCTACCTCCGGGGACGAAATCCAGCGATACGGGCAGTCCATCAGCCGCGAAGAGCTCAGCCAGGCCTTGGACATGGATTTCAACTTCCGTGGTCCGAGCCGCATCGTCAACCGGGATATGCTGGTCCAGCAGCTTCTCCAGTGGTTTGGCACCTTCGGCGCGATGTTGAAGCCCTCGAAGCAGCTCAGCTTCGCCCGGCAGACCTACGAGGTAATGGGTCTGAAGAACCGTAACGACGTAATCCCGGACCAGGATATTGAGATGGCCATGCAGGCTGAACTGATGCAGATGCAGGCCCCCGTTGCCCAGTCCGGGCAACCTCCGGCTCCGGAGCAACCTCTTGAGCCAGAGCAGCCACAGCCACCGCAGGAGGCCCAGGTCCAGCCGGAGGGTCTCCCGCCGCAAGGGGCGTAACTTTTCGATAAAGGAGTCAAAATGTCCTACAGAGTAATCAAGGATTCAAGGGGCCAGTGGCTAGACGCCCGCGGTGACACCATTCAGGCTAGCGTTGAGAGGGCTCCGCTGGGGTCAAGGTACCTCTACACGCCAGATGGAACCACCTACCAGCATGATGGCGCTGGCTGGGTTCTCGAGGACACCCCGGCCGTTTTGGTCGGAGACCTGATTGGCAACGTGACAGGGAACCTGACCGGGAACGTGACCGGGGACGTTACCGGCAACCTTACCGGGGACGTAACCGGAGACGTTACTGGTGACCTGACCGGGGACGTTACTGGGGACGTTACTGGTGATGTTACTGGTGACCTTACCGGAGACGTGACTGGAGACGTTACTGGTGACCTGACCGGAGACGTGACTGGCAACGTGACAGGGAACCTGACCGGGGACGTAACCGGAAACGTGACAGGGAACCTGACCGGCAACGTGACTGGAGACGTTACTGGAGACCTGTCCGGGAACGTGACCGGGAATGTGACTGGGAATCTATCCGGAGACGTGACCGGGAACGTAACCGGAAATCTGTCCGGGAACGTGACTGGGAACGTGACAGGAAACCTGTCCGGAGACGTGACTGGGAACGTAACCGGGGATGTTACCGGAGACCTGACCGGAAATGTCTCCACGCCCTCAGGCGGAAACGTTACCATCAACTCTGGAAGCGATGAGTTTTCGTACAATACCACGACAGTCACTTTCACCTTCGCTGGTGACGGAACGCTTACGGCGGCTGGTGCCTATCCTCCATACTCCGGAATCAGAATGTCCAAGATAGAGGTTCTGGTTGAGATTGCCGGAGACGACGTGGCGAACTTCGATGTTGGGCTTGGCGCCGACGACGACGCAATTACCCCGACTCAAATCGTTGGCGTGACGACCGGAGTCAAGCAAAGACTATTCCATGGGGGCGTTGCCACAGAGACACAATCTGGTGGCGTGGCCCTGGATATCACCATCTCTTGTTACAAGAATGACGGAACAACCCCGTCCAATCCCTTAAGCGGGTCCGTCAGAATCACCCTGTTCAACCTGTCCGGAAACTAACAGAGGCAAGAATGGCTGAGGCTAGAGAGGTAACGAACCGCCAGGGCTGGCCAGGACAACGCCTGGTGAACGTAGTCCCTAGTGACACCGACGACCTGCCCTTCGTTACGAACGGGTTCCGGGTGGGCGTCCCCGGCGACGTGGCAGTAGTCACGATCGGGGGCGACGTGGCTATCTGGCCCAACGCCCAGATCGGGGAGATGATCCCGCTGAAGGTGACTAGGATTCTCGCCACCGGAACAGATGCCGAAGAGATCGTAGCCGTTTCATAGGAGGTTGAGGGAAATGCCAACGAATGAAGACATCGTCCTGCGGGCGGTGGCGGTGAGCAACAGCCTCCGCGCCAGGCGCGGACAGGAACCAATCCGGGCTCCGGAGCCCCACCGAGGGCTCTTCTATCGTGCTGTGGCCGCGGCCAAGCGCCTTTTCGGGGTGAAGTAAAATGGCTTTTCAGCTCAACGTCGCAACCCGCAATGCGAGGCTGGACCAGTTCTATACCACGAACCTAATCACCGTCTCTCTCACCATGAGGACTGGGCCGCCGCCCGCCAACTGCGCGACCCCTAACTCCGGCTCCCTCCTGGTGTCTATGAACCTGCCTGCCGACTGGATGGCCGCAGCCTCCGGCGGTACCAAGGCCAAGTCCGGGACATGGTCTGGCGTGGCGACCGGAACAGGAACAGCCGGGCACTTCAGAATGTACAATTCCCAGATCACTCAGGACGAGACGACTTGCTTCGCGCAGGGTACCATCGCAGTGGGATCAGGGGATATGTCTATCGACAATAGTTCGATCGTGTCCGGCCAGACCATCACCATTACCACCTTTACGCTGACCGAGGGTAACCCGTAAAAACGTGGGAGGTTGGTGCAATGGCCCTGTACGAGAGACTGTCTGCCGATGACAGCACGAACATAAACACAAATTCCTTCACTGCTTGCGTTCGTCAGATACAGCGTGGCCTGATGAATGTCGCCGAGGCCTCTGCCGTATTAGGTCTTGACGATGCGGAATCCAAAGAGCTGGATGCGCTTCTTCCGGGCCTTTCCGCCAAAGACCACGGTTTCCTGTGGGACGTGATTTACCTGTCCAAGAGGAAGGCGGATGGTTATGCGACGGGCTCAGAGCTCGAATCCCAACTGAAAAGATAGCAAATGGCCTTTCCAACTTTTGTCGGGTTGGGGGCATTTGCGTCGAGTGCTGGGGCAATCACCCCAGTCCTACCGGCTGGTATCGCTACAAACGATCTGCTGCTGCTGTTTCTTGAGACCCATCAAGAAACTGCGACCGTACCCACTCCGAACGGCGGAACATGGACTCAGGCCCCAAGCAGTCCACAGGGAAGTGGCAGTTTTGGTGCAAATTCATCTGCCAGAATAACCGTTTTCTACTCGTTCTACAACGGAACCCAGGGAAATCCTACTACCAACGATCCTGGAGACCATATCTCCGGTCGCATCGCAGCATTCCGCGGTGTAAACCTTAACAATCCATTCAATACCTCAAGCGGTGGGGTAAACACCGATGTTGGCTCCACGACAACGGTTAATGGTGGAACCACCACCGTGGCCCAATGCCTTGTCATCGGATGTGGTGCCACCGAAGACGATGGAGACTCCATTGGGGCATGGACGGCCGGATCTGGACTTGCCAACTTCACCGAGATGTTCGAAAACATACATACGGCAGGTGACCAGGGACTAATAACTGCCTGGCGTGCCGAAAAAGCCACGGCCGGAGCATACGGAAATAGCACCGCAACCATGACTCCGAGCGGACAGAGACGAGCGTTTATGTCGCTGGCGCTAAATCCAGTCAATATCTCGGCCACCCTGGCGGTGACATTGGGAGGGGCCAGCCTTACGGCTAGTGCCACAGCTCTGTGCGCGGCCTCCTTGGGAGTAACCCTGTGGGGGATCAACCCAACCGCATCCGCCGCGGCACCGGCGTCCGCCTCGTTGGCTGTTACCTTGGAAGGCCTGACGATCCAGGCCGAGGCCCTGATCGGTCGGGATGCCGACCTGAGCGTTACCCTAGAGGGCCTGGTGTCCGACTCGTCCGCGGTACACGAGCTCCTTGCCACAGCCAACATCACCCTGACCAAGCTTAAACTGAAAGCCAAGGCGCAGCACGTCCCGCCGGACTTCGTTGGCTCCGGGCAAGAGGTCAATCGGCATATGTGGATCGGCATGAGGTTTGGCTTCTAATGCCAGGTGGTTCAGTAGTTTAGGTAATTTTTGAGCATCCCCCGACACGGGCCGTGATATGCTTCTTGTTGGGGGTGGAGTGAGATGGGCGACACGACACTGGACGATCTCAGGGAAGAGATTAGCATCTGGCAGGCCGAGACGTTTACCCAATCCACAGCCCTTTCCGCAGCCAAGCACCTTCTCAGGGAGGCGCATGAATTGGTGTCTGAGATCGAGATTGGCCTTCCTTCTTGTACTGGGCCCCATTCTTCTGCCATGGAAGAATTGGCGGACATTTTCTTCCTTACGATCCAGGTAGAATCTCATCTCAAGCGAGGCCTACGGATGAATCTTCCGTCGATGGTGGACCGCAAGCTAAGGACGAACAAGGCAAGGACATGGCAGAAGCCAGATGCCGATGGGGTGGTCGAGCATGTTCGGTGAAGACCGAATCTTCGTATTGTGTGTGGAATGTGGGGCGTGGGTATTGGCTGCTGGTGGCTATTACCTGAACCATCCAAATCCAATAGGGTTTGATTGCATTGCCAGCGGGGCGGAGGTTCCATACGGCAAAAAGAAAGAAAAGAGCCCGACAGGGCGGGTACGGGGTTCGGATGGGCCTGAAGCACATTCGAGCGTTCCCGGCCACGATGATAGCCTGTGAAGGGTGCAGAGCTGAAGAAGACTTTGGTCTTGGGGTCGCGCCGGCCAGCTTCGAACCAGCCCGACTCCAGGATGGAAAGAATGAAGCTGCTCAATCGAGCAGTGGATCAGTTTGTTTGACAAGCACAGGGGGTGCATGAGTGGGTAGTCTTTTGACTGAGGCCGAACGAAAAGAGCTCTGGCTGGCGGAGCGCAGAAAGTACATCACCAGCACCGACGTTCCGATCCTATTCGGGGTTGGCTACTCGGGCTCGAGCCCGATCCGGCTCTACGGAGAGAAGCTGGGAATCATCCCGCCCGAGCCGGCGAGCCGCCGGATGCGCCTGGGCAGTGCATTCCAGGACGTCATCCTCTCCGAGCTCGAAATCGAGCGCGGCATTAAAGTCGAGCGGATGGATTCCTTCACCCTTTACCCCTCGATCCACGACGAGACATCTCACCTGGCCACAAGCCTGGACGGCCGGGCCGAGGACGGCCGGATCGTGGAAGCCAAGCTGCATGGGGACTGGATCAGGGACTTGTCTGAAGTACCGCACGGCTGGCTCTTCCAGGTCCAGACTCAGCTCATGGTCACCCGGGCGCCGGGAGCGATCCTGGTCGTGCTCCAACGCGGAGTGGACCTGGCCGTCTTCGACATCCTGCCCGATCCAGAGCTACAGACGGAAATCCTGCTGAGATCCCGCGAGTTCTATCTCCGGATCCAGGAGAAGAACCCGCCGCCCCCTACAGTGTCGGCAGACAACGAGGGCGTCACCCTACTCTACAAGTACGCCGGGGATGCTGCAAAGGGTCTGGTGCTCAACAACGACTACCTGCCCTTGCTCAGGCAACGGAAGGAACTGCTCGACCGAAAGAAGGAAGTTTACAACGATCTGGACCTGGTCGAGGCCAACATCAAGTTTGCCCTCGGCAGCGCAGAATCGGCGTGGATCGAAGACGCCGAGACCGTGAAGGTTTCCTGGAAAACGTCAAAGAACGGAGTCCGGCAACTTCGGGTGTACGGGCTCAGCGGGGGTGAGTAATGGGATTTGAAGTCAAGCCAGCAGAAAGAAAGAGGGTCCTGGCACGGGTGTCCTTCATAGGCCCGAGCGGCGGGGGAAAGACAATGTCCTCCCTGCGCTTCGGCCGCGGCCTCGTGGGCCACAAGGGGCAGATCATTCTGATCGACACTGAGGAAGGCTCGAGCCATATGTACGCCGGCCAGGCCGGCGGCTTCTCCGTCATCGAGTTCGGCCAGCCCTACACGATCGAGCGGTACATCGAGGCTCTGGACGCGGCCGAGGGGGCGTTCGAAGCCAGCCTCCCGGCCGACCAGCGCTTGGTGATCGTGGACCAGGCCTCTTACGCCTGGTCCGGTGAGGGGGGTCTGCTCCATTTCGTTGACTCGCAGACCACCAGCCGCGGCGGTAAGGAAGGGTTCGCTGCCTGGAAGAAGGGTACCCCCTTGCAGAACCGCTTCATCCAGAGGCTACTGGCCACAAGGGCGCATCTGTTCGTCAACATGCGACAGAAGGTAGAGTGGGTCCTGGAGAAGAACGAGAAGGGGTTCACCGAGCCCAAGAAGGTGGGCCTGGCCCCCATCCAGCGGCCCGGATTCGAGTACGAGATGCAGCTCGAGTTCGCTCTCGACCAGGACACCCACAAGGCCAGGGCCACCAAGGACCGCACCTCCCTGTTCGATGGCCGGATCTTCATCCCCAGCGAGGCGGAAGGAAAGCAGCTACGTGACTTCCTGGCCAGCGGGGCTGGTGTGCTTCAGGATCCGCCTCCGGCTCCGGCCGCCCCGGTGGAGGTGATCTCGGCCGCCCAGTTGGGTGAGCTGATCTCGGCTGCGAAGTCAGGTGGGGTGACCAAGAAGGAGGACTTCCTGGCCCTAGTCAAGGACGAGACCGGACTGGAGCACCCGTCCAAGATGACGGTCCCGCAGTTCGAGGCCCTCTTGGGCAAGTTTGCCGGTCTCGCGGTCGTGATCCAAGAGCGGCGGGCATCTCATCTTGGACGGTGATGGGACTTCGCACTGAATTGAGGTTACCTCTATGAAACCGGGGGGGCAATACCGAAAGGGGGCAGCCGCGGAACGCCGGACCATCCGTCACTTCGAGGCCCTCGGGTACCGTGGCTTCCGGTTCGCCGGCAGCCACGGTGAGTTTGACGTGATACTGGTCAGTGAGAATCACGTTATCTTGGCTCAAATCAAGAGCGGTGACGCGACACCGACCGCCATTGAGATTGAGGCTATCAAGGAATTCAAGGTCCCAGACCAAGTCACGAAAATGGTAATACGATGGAAGAACCGCTCAAGAACCCCGGAAACGTTGGTCCTGTAGGGCCCAGGGAATACCCGCGCCCCGCCACCATCCGCTCCATCCTGGCGGTGGACGAGGAAACGGAGCGGCGCATCCGAAACGTGGCCCGAAAACTCGTCGAGGACCCGGTCCATCGGAAAAAGTGGCTCCAGGAAGAGCTCCTGACCCAGGCCGCCATCCTCGCATTCCGTGCCCGCAACTCCGAGAGCATCGACGAGATCACCAAGGCGGCCACCGCTTTCCAGCGCTTGGTCAGCGATATGGCCAAGAAGGCCCATGGCAAGAGCCACAAGGCCGGCGAAGGCACTGGCCCGGCCAATAATGATCCGCTCTCCCTGAAGGCGCCGCGGGGACCCGGCCCTGAATGAGTGGCCTGTGGGATGACGACGAGGAAGAGTCCAAGTCGGCTCGCAAGCTCGACTTGGAGATCACTCCGGCCCGGCGTCGATTCCTCGAGCAGTGCGAGGCCGAGCCTGGGATGTACATCTGGGGCAAAGACCCCGAGACTGGGATCTCCATCGTAAGAACTAGGGACGTTCACGACGAAGAGACCCCCATCAAGCCAATGCCCGATTGGGAGTACCTGAAATTTGTGCTCGGCCGGCTCAAGGACTCTAACCACAAGAAGAAGATCATCGACAAGCCCAGACAGCTCATGATCTCGTGGCTCTGCTTGCTTTGGCTGGACTGGACCAACCTCTTCAAGAATCACCGCCACTGCATGCTGAATAAGGCAAGCGAAGCCGAGGCGGACGACATGCTTTTCAGCCGCATGTCCGTCATCCACCAGAACCATCCGGACTGGTTCAGGGCTTGGGCCCGGGTGAAGCACTGGCCCTCGGCGCACAAGATCAAGTACATGAGGACCGGATCTGTGACCACGGCCACGGGCGAGAACGTCCAGGACCGGGAGGCCCGCGGCGACCAGGCCAGCATCTTCTTGATAGACGAAGCGGCCCGGCATCCTTACCTGCGCGAAGTGGTGACCGCCATCATTCCGATGGCGAACCAGGTCATCCTAGTCTCAACACCGGAGACAGGTTCGGCTGGGTCGCGCTACATGCACGAAATATTGACCGAGGGGGAGGAACTGTCTTGAGTAAGTGTGACGATTGCGGCGAGGAACTGAGACCCGGGGCCTGGCCCTGGTGCGTAAGCTCCCGCAACCCGAAGGGCCACTCCACAGAAAAGAATTACGGGTGGGCCTTCAAGCAAGGTCAGAATCAATCGCGCCGAGACGACTTTTTCCGGGAGCGAGGGACCGAGCCCTGGAAGGGCGTCGGAGATGTTACCAAATGAGCCACTACAACCGGCCAGACGGCACTAAAATGACGAAGAAGTCGTCGTTCGAATTGCCTGTCGACGAGCGCGAGTCCTATCTCAAGTCGCTGCCAGCCGAGGCCGGCCGGACACAGGGATTCTCGAGCCGAGTCACTCCGCTCTCTCGTTGGGAAGTGATCTCTCTCGACTACTGGGCGGACCCCAGGAAAACTGCGGAGTGGGCCCTCGAGATGATTTCAACGATCGGGATGGCTCGGTACCAAAGAGAATTTCTGAGGAATTGGAAAGTTTCGACTCAGAGCCCGTTCTTCCCGGAGTACCTTGCCCGCGGAGGGGATGAGGCCTTCGTCCGAATCTTCAAGGCAGTGGGCAGTGTGACCCCCCTCGTGGCCGGACTCGACTTCGGACGGCGCAGGCCATCCTGTGTTGCGATGCAAGCGAACCCCCGCAAGACCCGCCTCTACGTCCTTAGAGAGTGGCTGCCGCAGAGCATAGGCGCCCGGGCCTTCTACCAGGTGGTGGCCTGGCTCTTCGGGGCCCTCGGCAAGGACAACATCGAGGCCGAAGGCCTGAAGCATATCCTGGACCTGGAGCGCGCCGCGGCGGAGGGCAAGGGGCCAAAGGTTCCGTGGTTCCACGGCCGTATCCCCTGGCAGCGGTTCGCCGGGTCGGAGGCGCTCAGGACACAGGAGCTAACCAGCGACACCGAGCAGCAACGGGTGCTGGACGTGTGGCAGGCGGCCGGTCATCCCCTGGGGGTGTGGGTCGAGTCGGTGGACGCTCGGGTCCTAATCATGCGTCACCTGCTGCGGCCTTGGCCGGCGAATAGCTCGCCTTACATCCTGATTGACAAGTGGTGCACGAACGTGAGGGCGGCCTTCTCGGGAGGGTACACCTTCGTCCGCCCAACGAAGCTAAACCCGGAGCCTAACAAGCCCCATAAGGACGGGTTTTACGACAACGTTATGGATGCGCTCATGTACGGAGCAGCGAACATCATAGACATCAAGCGCCCGGACTTGGGTGGGCCAGAGCCCAAGGTTGAGCTTGTCCCATCGGAAGAGAAAAAGGAAGATGTAAAGTCAAAAGGTACGTATTCGAGAGCGGAGCAAGTAGTCAAAAAGCCGGAATCGTTCTCCACGCCATTCGGCGAATTGGCGACCGAGCCCGGAGTGTACAATAGAGATGAGGGAGTGTGGTCATGAGTCTGAGTCTCAATCAGGTGCAGATCGTCGGAAACGTCGGTAAGGATCCCGAGGTCAAGTACAACACGGCAGGAGATCCCATCGCCAGCTTCAGCGTGGCAGCCTCGGAGAAGTGGAAGGACAAGAGTGGCAAGGATCAGGAGCGCACGGAGTGGTTCAACGTGACCGCATTCGGCCCTCTCGCCAAGATCATCCAGGACATACTGACCAAGGGTGCCCGCGTGTTCGTCCAGGGATCTCTCAGAACGGAAGAGTGGACCGACAAGGACGGGCAGAAGCGGCGCACCACGAAGGTGATCCTGTCGGGGCCGCGAGCGACGTTCCTGCTCTTGAGCCCGAAGAAGGACAAGCCGTCCGAGGCACAGGGGGATGGGGGCTTCCAAGCGACAGACGATGACGTGCCATTCGGCCTGACAGCCCTCATTCCGACCCTTCTTCCGCTGGCCGGGATGGCAACATTGATCGGGGGCCTGGCCTGAAGTGCTACCACGGCAGAGAGCACGCGCGACTAAGGAGAAGAGCATGAAGAAAGAATCAGGCCCAAGAACTCTGCTGCTGGACATTGAAACCTCCCCTAACGTAGTTTACTCATGGGGAGTTTACCAGGAAAACGCGCTCTCAGTTCAAAGCCACTGGTACCTTCTCAGCTTCGCGGCGAAGTGGAGGGGCGAAAAGAAGATCATCTACAGGGACCTCAGTAACTATCCGGGCTACAAGGGCGGAGACGGTAACGAGAGGCGGTTGCTCTCGGACGTGCACGAACTACTCGACAGGGCAGACATCGTCGTCGCCCACAACGGCGCCGATTTCGACGTGAGGAGGCTCAACGCCCGCTTCATCGCCAAAGGCTTTGCCCCACCGACCCCGTACGTAACAGTCGACACCAAGAGGGATCTGGCTCGGGTTGCAAGCTTCAGCTCCAACAGGTTGAACTGGCTCTCAAAGCAACTTGGAATTGGGCAAAAGACGATGGAGCATCAAGACATCGCCCTGTGGCTGGGCTGCATGGCCGGCGACAAGAAGTCTTGGGCCAAGATGAAGGCGTACAACATGAATGATGTAGTCCTACTGGAAGAGCTTTACAAGATACTGGCCCCGTGGATCAGGCAGCCAAACGCCAACCTCTGGTTCGTGGGGGTCGTTTGCCCCAATCCAGCATGCGGATCAAGGAATCTCGTGCGCCGTGGCCTGGCCCGCAGCAAGACACGGACTTACCAGCGGTTTCAGTGCAAGGAATGTGGGGCCTGGGGACGTTCGACCAAGTCAACCAGCTCAGTGACCATCACACCCATCGCGGGAAACATCGGGTAATCTGCAAAGTGGCGGCTCCGGCCGCCCCCACTCCTATTACCTTACGACCATGTGCAGGCTTACCGAGCCGTCTTTGATCCGCTTGCCCCCCCTGCGAAGCTCTACTATGATCTGGTATTCACAGGACGATTCCGGGTCCGGGCATTGGGGCAGGTAGTATCGCCTGGGACTGAATTCCCTCGGGTACCCGTAGGCCACACGCTCGTCCCACGCACATGGCGGAGTAATCAGTTGGCCCCCGGTGATCTTGGGAAGGCAATCCGATGGGACAGGGGGAACGGTGTGCCTGTCCGCGAATGGGGGGCAGTCTGCCTCTTCCTTGGATTCGGTCCCGTTCGGGGCAATGAAGACCAGCTCCAGGCAGTAGTGGGACTCGGATTCGGGACCAGCGATTCCCGCATGCACCGTGAAAGCGGCGAACCATCCCCTAGAGATAGCTTGGGCGAGGGCAATTCGTGGCGAGACCCTCGCAACCAGGCGTGGCTTGCCGTCCGTAGGTGGCGGCCCTCCCGTCCAGCCCACAACCATCAGCAGCGCGAGTAAGGGAGTCATGGGTTATCCCCGAAGCCAGCCCCCCTCGCCTTGCGGGCGATCCTCAGCGTGACCAGGGCGTGCGTGAAGATGGCGACTACCACCATGGCCACGGTGAAGGTGAGAAGAGACAGGCTTGAGTTGATATTGACAAGCGCGGTCAGTAAGTACAGCACGAAATCTTCTGGAGCCATCGAAACCTCACTTAGCTTGGAAAGCTTCCCCCGCCACTGGTTACCTGGATATCCCCCAGTCCCTTGGCCTTCTCGATCGCGCTCTTGAGCTCTGCCTCGGCACGCTCCCGAATGTGAGCCGCCTGTATCGGGATATTGTATAGGGCGGAGCGGATTGATCTTATGGCATCACGCCTACCCTGAAGGTAGCTGATGGAATCTGTCGTTAGCGGTCCACTGTCCAAGGCAGACCTAGTGATGGCTCCCTCCATGTGCGCGAACAGGTCCAGCAGGGTTTGAAAGTCCTGGGGCCTTGCGGCCTCTAGCTCGGCGATAGAACTAGCTTGCCTTGTGACAAAAGCCGACAATTCTTCTTGGGTTTGGTCCCTGTAAGACTGTAAATCTTCATGGCTCAAGCTCACGATCTTCCTCCATACAGGGCAAACGCTTGCCCGTTGCCCTTGATTGTCGAGTACGCCAAAGACGAGAACGACTTGGGATTCCTGCTGCGCCTTGACGCGGCATCCCTACGGCGCTTTGCCGCAAACCTGTTTCCGTACCGTTTCCTTGCTTCTTTCCCGGTGCTTGTCACAAAGCCCCCCCTCCTAATACCTCTTCCCACAGGAGACAGTCGTCCTTTGGGTACTGTTTTGCCGAAGCGGCGTTCAGGGCGCCGAGTTTCAGTTTCTTGATGCGCCATAGCTCAAGCAACCTTTCCCTATGTTTCTCACGTTCGTCGTCTCCCAGATCGGGCGGGAGGATGGGGTTCAGCACCCTCCTGGCCTTGCCGCGGCGCCCCCAAACACTCATTTTCCCCCCTTGCACTGAATGCACATGCACGGCAATGGCCAGTCACACCAGGCTCGCCATGGTTCCTCTTCCAGCACCTTGGCCCTCTCCCCTGAGTTCAGGTTGCGGCCATTCTCCCTGCCTCCCGGATCGGGTGTGGTGTGCAGGAAGTATGGGATGTGACTTGTGAGTAGGCTATTCCTCATCTTCCCAGTCAAAAATCGGCGTATTGCCTGCCAGCATTTCCCTATCGCGGGCCTCGAGTAGGTCAAGGGTCCTGGCCCGGGTGTCTGGTGTGTCTTTCAGGCCGTTCTTTCTGAGGTACGTCTCGACCCTCCCTAGGATCCTGAGCCGGCGAGCCTCAGCCCGCGACTGCGGGCGGGGGTCCAGATTCAGGGACTTTCTCACGTCACTTGGCTTCATGGTACCTCACATTATAGCATGCTCCGATCCTACCAGTGAAGATTCGCCTGGCAGGCACGCCCCCCGACCCACCAGGGTCCCTTGTGGCCAGGATCGCTATCTCCCCTCGGGGAGACGAGCAGCCGCGCCAGGTGGACAGACTCGTGCCCGAAGCTCTCGGACCATCCGGGCCCCCCGTGCCAGTCGAGGACCAACATCTTCCTCGGTCCCACCATGCACCCCCCAACCAGACCCTCGTGCCCAGGACAACGAATGGCCGCCTGCCCCGAAGGGTACACCCCCAGCGCCGCGGGAGCCGTGAGGACTACCTCGACCCCCTCCGGCTCCGCCCCGGGAGCGTCGGCACATGCCCGGACCTGGTCAAACATTTGGGAAGCCTCTTCGGCGTGGGATGGGGAAGCCCCTACTCCTGTTACCACGAAGCGGACCCGGATGTTGGGTGCGGTTGTCCCCTGGAAGGCGCACCCCCCGAGGGTAAGGACGAGGACAGGCAGGGATTTCTTCATTGTCCCTCTCTGCCATATTCGGAGGCCGCGAACAGAAAGAGTGACCAGCAATCCGGGCAGACTACCTCGACCAATGTCCTGTAGCCGGAGCTCAGTTTAACAACGTATTCTGGTGTAATGAAGCCGTCCTGTCCCATCTCGCGCGGCTTGCCACACGATCGACACTTCACCCCGAACATCACCATGAGCCCCTCCTACTAATGCTCGCCCGGCCATCCGCAATCCTCGCATCTCACCCTGATCCTGCCTGAATGGTGGCCCGTTATAAAGACTGGCCCGCCGCACTCCTGGCAGTAGCCGTCCCCGTTGTCGTCGGAGCGTGGTCCGATGTTGCCACTGTAGCCGTCTTCGTCTTCTGGTGTCATTGGAAAGCCCCTAACGCTATCCCAACCAATACGTACTCCATTTAGTCCATCACCCATATCCTCACTAACGTCTCTCGATCAGCCGATTCTTGATAGGCCAGTGAAGCCCACAGTTTGACTCGCTCATCAAATGCCCATGTCAGTACCCAATCCTTGTTTTTGCTTTCCCATTCACCTATTACTTCAACGTACTTCTCTTCGATTGTCACGAGCCCCCCCTTCTCTTGTGCCTCTCTGGGCCCACCGAACCCTAGCGCGGTCCATGGTGCGGGCACCCCGCGCGGCCGACACGGGCCCGGCAAGCCCAGAGAGACAGGGGTTCGGCCTCCCGCACCCCGGGGTTAGGCTACCTTCCGCCCTTCGCTGTGGTAACCCCCGCCATCGACTTTAAGCGGATGAAGACCGACTTATGTCGAGGTACCTGAGGCTTGTTGACGTACCGCCCCGAGTCTGGTAAGGCTCGTCCATCTCAACCTCCCAATTTAGCCTTGCTCGATTTACCTTGTGTAATAAGACAGCCGGCAATCCATTCCGCAGAATGATCGATTGTCCAAGGTAGGCCGGGTTTTGTCATCATCAAGCCAGCCATACGTGAACCTCCCCGGACTTCCCCCGCACCATGCACAGGCCTTGCGGTCTGATGGGACCACGCTCACCCGGATCACGTTTCCGCGGCCGAACGGATCACGGCGGATGGAGACGACAGTCGGTATCTTCATCATAGCTCCTGACTCAACACTTCGTTTATGGAATCGGCGATCCAGTCGCCAGCATCGTTAGTGGCGCGTTCGTTGATCCTCACGGAGCCCAGCTCCAATGCACCGTCAGGCCTACGGTTCAGCGTCACCCACACGGGATACCATCCACAGTAGCTACCCTCATCCATGGCGTGATACTCCGTGTACAGCATCAGGCCTCTACCGCGAGGACGGACTTCTATCGTCCAGTTGTCATCCAAGCCACTCCCATGTGGTAGGCGCCACGCGAAAGATTCAAGGCTTTCCTGTGGTGTCGCTTGGGAGCCCTCTGGTGCATCGGTGTAGACCCTATAGTGCAACTGACCGGACAGCAAATCTCGCATTGCTTTACCTTACTCTAGTGAAAGTCACGCCTTGCTCTGGGACGGGGACCACTGCGGCATCCCGACTTATGTTGGTATGCACCCCGACGCTCTCCAGTAACGCCACGAGGGCCGCAACTGTAGCCTCCCCGGCAAAGATCCCCGGTGAAGTGGCCTCGAAGCCTTGCGGGAGCAATACGCCGTCACGCTCACCCCACACACGGATAGTCTTTGCCTTCCTCATTTCCGCACGCCCTCTTCGACGATGGAGAAGCTACCCGACTTGATCCTCAGTTACACCACAACGACAAGATCATGCTCGTAGACGTACCAACTGTGATTGAACTGGTTGAAATGAATGCAACAGGTTTGCATGCCATGCTCCCAAATGACCCAGTGAGTCTCGGTTTCGCGGAGGTCGCTTTTCATTTCAAACCCCCATCAGGGTACACGTAAGAATGAGACGAGATTGCGTGCTCCCGGTAGCTGACGAAAGTACGTTCCTCGCCGGTGGCCGGGTCCACGATGGTACGCGGGACACCCTCCCGGTAGTAAGCCGCACAGACGTTGACCCTGGTGATGGTGACCACAGGCCCGACCTCAGTCATGCGGCACCGCTGGCCAGGGACCAGCCGCGGAGGTCGCGTCCAGCTCTTCATCGGCGGGGCCTGCTAAGCGGTGGTACCGTGCCCATGGCTGCAACCCACAGAGCATCTCCAGGTAGCCAGCCGGCCTCACGTGCCCGGGAATAGCGTATGGAGAACGGCCGAACCTGCTGAGTCAAGGTCATCCCCTGTGATAGTATCACCAGGACCAGCGCAATCCGAAGCATCCATTTGTCAATCACTTGGCACCGTCTTCCTTGACTTCCTCGCGCTTCCCGTCCGCCTTGCTGGCCTTACGCTTTTTGCTGAATCCGCCACCGCAGTCTTGACATAGATAATGGACTAGTAACCCTTGTCGCCCGAGGAAGGCATCGGACTCGTTTTGCACGGTCTCGCACCAAGGGCATTTTATCAGCCTTATCACTTAACACCGTCTTCCTTGAATTCCTCACCCGCCTTCCTGAGCCATCCTCGCTCTCGATCGTACAGGATGAACCCCGTAGCCTTACGGCACTTGAGACAATACTCGGGGAAACCGCTGTAGCCTATCCCATTGGTTGTAAGCGCGGATGCCTCGATACGAGCCCCACACACCGCGAGGCGAGAATCGATCCAGTCAGGCCGAGCTGCATGGTAGCGGCGCCGGCCGACGTTGCGGTACCAAGTCGGTCGGCTCATCTCTCACCCCCAGACCTCAGATCACAATACAACTGGCATGTATCGAGTAGCGTTAGGTCCTGTAGATCCTTTAACTTGAAGTGCACCCTAAGCGCTTCTAGCATTACAATGAGGCCTTCGTGGACGTTGCCGCTTAGTATCTTTCGCTCTAGCTCTGCCGGATCGCTGGCAGTGTCGAGGCTCATCGTCTCCCCGGTCATCTCGCGCCTCTCTACTCGCTCACGTAGACTTGGCCTCGGGCTGAATGTTCCAGGGCCGTTGTCCAGTCGGTCCTGTCCTCGACGGCAACGACTTTCATCCGGCCATCGAAGGTGACGCCAACCGAGACGAGCTCGGCGGCGTCAGATGGGTGGGCGTAGAGCGTGATGTCTCGGCCTCGCCACTTGTTCACCGTGCGCCCGAGGACCCTAAACTCACGCTCGATCTTGGACAGCTCCCACTCAGTGTTGTTGTAAACGGTCGCGCAAGTCGGCTTCTTCTTCATAGCTTGTCCACCTATGGAAGATACGGCAGGACCGTCGCAATGTCAAGGGGCTTCTTGGCCATTAGAGTCACTTCCCCGCACCCGCGACAGAGCGTCGGATCGAAGCGTACTCCGTGCCCCAAGGGTAGCTCGCCATGCCGTACCACTCCGACACTACGAGCCTCAGGGCTTCGATGAAGTCGGGACCGTGATGATTAATCCTCCCGCCCCGCTCCCAGCGGTAGGGGTTGCGCACGTTGACAACATGGTGCGCGAACTCATGAAGGATGGAGGCCTCCGCCCCACGCCAGCATCGTGGTCCAACCACAATCAGCATCGAAACCAGGCCATACCTCCCCCGACGTGCGCGATCCGACCAACGCATCCCAGGGGCGCTCACCCCCAGGGCGGAAGAGAGCAGGAGGATCATCTCGGCCGCTTCTGTGCGGCTCATGGAGCAGCTCACTGCGCGCCTCCGGCCCGGGCGTGGCGTGCCGCAAGGCGCGCGGCACCGTAGGCGAGCGCCATGTTGTGACCTACCGTCATATGGTACTCCGCCAGGCAGGACCAGTAGGCTACCGGATCGTCTTCGTACTCGACAAAGCGGGGAAGCTCGCGGAAGTTACCGACCCTCAGCGCCGAGGTACGGAGGGGGTCGGGATCACCGCCCCCCGATCGGGTCACCGTGTTGCCGAACACATCCGTGACCCTGACGCGCCACAGACCCGTGACGGGGCTGTAGCGGACATGATGCCACCGGCTCCACGCGCCAGGCACGTGCACCACGTAGTGTGTTTCGACTTCGTGGAATGTGCTGTTCACTCTTGCCTCCCACTACCAAATCTACGCCTGGGGTGCCCCGGTGTCAAGGGGTTTCTTTTGTTCAGGCCATGAAGCATCTCGGGCACGAGGGGCCGAGGGCCAGTGTTGAGGCCATGTCCGGCGCCCCGACACTGTGCCCGTTCGACCTGGGGTTGGGAGGTCGGGGGCAGTGGCCCTGCACTGCTGACTTCCCTCCCCGCCCCCCGGGGTGTCCTGATAGGGTGACACCCCTCGGCCCCCCGGGGGCCGGAGCCAGGCAGGCCAGGCCGGGGGGCCGCGACGGGTGGGATGGGCTGGCGCCCGACCCGGCCCGACCTCGGGCTGTGGGGGTGGGCGGGGCCCTCGGGACTGGGGTGGGTGTGGGGTGGCTGGGTGGTCCGAGCCCCGGTCGGGTGATTAACCCGGTTTCCCCGGGCGGGGGGCCCCACAGTCGGAGGATAACCCTGCTCCGTCACGCCTGGGTGTGTGTAGAATGGTAACACCCGGGTGTGGCTGTGGGGACACACTCGTAGCTGCCCCGCCTGTCCCGAGCTGTCCCCAAGCTGTCCGGGGACAGCTAGACCCACTTCGGAGCTGTCCCCGTTGTCCCCGGGGCTATAAGCCCCGAACGGGGACAGCTCGGGGGCAGCTTCTGGGCAGCTCCGGGTAAGGTCGAGTAGGGTTCACTCCTACACTCACTGAAACGGGGTGTGGTATGATGTCTCTCATGGAAAACCAAACTGTCGCGCCGCGGCCAGGGTAAACGAGACTGCCGCGGCCGGACCTGGTTAGGCATGGGGGCATGCTATCGTGCCTGAATTATGGGGAGGGGGTAATGTCAGTCAAACCGTTCTACAACTACAAGTCGAAAGTCGAGCCGCTCAGGGCGTACGTCAGCCACGGTCTCACCTTTGGCCTGGGCCGTCCAAGTCCGGGACAGGGTTGCATTGAAGCGGCTGTCTGCGCCGTTCTGGGCATTCCGCACGGGGATTCGCCCTCGTGCGTTAGCTATATAGATCGAGGCCTGGTGGTCGGTCTGAACGATGCACCCTGGTCATCTAATGCTGCCAGGGCTGAGGGTCTGGTTGACTTGGGAGTTGCCCATCTAGGCTCGGCCAGGATGACCAAATCCAAGCGTTTGAAGTGGTCGATCTACATAGCGGAGCAAGGGGTTAAGAGAATTGGGGGGACAGCTCCCAGTTTTGACGGCTTGGAGGATCAGTCGGAGTGGTGGGCGGTGGAGGTGTCGAATTGGTTGGTGAAGACTGCAAGGGAAAAGGCAAGGGCCGCAAGAAGTGACGAACCACTGAGAGAGGCCGCGCGAATCGTGGTGGAGGCGTACGATCTCCTGCAAAACCCTGGTTTTCGGAGGGTTCTGACGCATGATTAGCATTCGGACGAGGCTTAGGTGGAAGGTCTATTTTGCCCTTGCCCTCATGAGGGGGTTCTTTGCCTTCTGGTGGGAGAGGGCCAGGGGAATCCTACTGCCCGAGGTTGCGGTTCAGCGTAAGTGGAATCGTTTGTACGCCACATACTTAATGCGTGAGGGCTGTCCGGATGACGTGACCAGAAACGTGGGCCCGGGCTGGCGCCAGATCGTAATAGACCTTATCTTTGATCTCTTCAGCGTGGGGTGGAGTGGAGTAGTTTATCAGGTCAAGGAGAAGTACGGCGGCTTGAGATTCTACTGTGATGGCGAGGGCAGGCCAGAGATAGAATACGCGATCCATCGTGCTGAGCGTAGGGCGGCCCGGACCTGCGAGCGCTGCGGCGCCAGGGGACGACTAATGGGAGGGAGTTGGCTTGCCACACTGTGTGACCAGCACGATGTTCAGGGAGAGGGGAAATGATTCGAGTATCATCGATTCCATGGAACCACCCGTTATTGCGCGAGGTCATTCCATACGAGAGATTCCCGGTGTCGGCGCGCAAGCTTTTGAAGCATTGCGGAGATGCGGACGGTGGCGTGCTCGCGTGGGATGGCAAGCGAATGGTGGGCTTCTTCCGATACTTCCGGGAATGCGAGGGAACAGTCAATGCCTCCGGAACGTGGGTAGACCCAGCCTACAGGCGAAGGGGCATTGCGAAGAAAATGTGGAATCGGTTGATAGCCAGGAGGCCAAGCAGAGTCGAGGTTAGCACGTATACTCGTGGTGGTCGGGCCCTGGTCGAGTCAATCAGGCGGTCGGCTGGTTCGGGCGCTGTGATCGACGCCAGGCACCGCTGATTAAGGAACGGTGGCGGGAAGAGGTAGAGACGATGAGTGACTGGAGGCTCCTTGAGTGCCCACGCTGTGGGTTCCAGGCCAAGGTCAGGGGTATTGGCAAGTACTACTGCGGCCCCCATCCTTGACCCCCTCGGGTCGATGGTTTGCCACGTGACTATGGGCCGGCCGTCGTGATGTTCGAGGTTGATCGGGACAAGGATGGGAAATTAGGCAATCCGTGAAGCGCTGGCTGGAGGGCGACCGGACCAGCCGCCAGGTCCTCACGCGCGAGGAAGCGGAGCGGTTGATCGCAGCCGCGGCCCTCGAGCCCGAGGACGAAATCCTGGAGAGGCGGCGGTGTGCGTACTGCGGCTTCCCGATGCCTGGAACCGACAGGGTGAAGCGTGGGCGGCCGAGGCAGTCATGCTCGCCATCTTGGAGGGTGGGGTGCTTTTCACCAAGGCGGAGGCGCGGTTGGGCGTAGTGAGAACAACGTCTGGCGAGGGACATGGTGGGGTGTATAATGGGGCCTGACTGGAGGGTCTGATGGGGAATCTTCAAGAGTTGCTGTACGTGATCGCTGACGAGGCGCGGGAGCTGATGAGAGATCCGGCTGGTTTGGATCCCCTTGGTTCTCTCAAGTTCCGGTCCTGGCTTCTCAGGATTGAGAAGTTCCTGCGTAGGCTCGAGCGAATCTCGGAAATGTCGGGCTCCGATGAAGATCAGCGCTTAATGTATGAGGTGTCAAGTCTTCTTATCAATGACGGACGGACGTATCGACAACCCTGGATAGACGATGCGGTGAAGTTGTTGGAGAGAATAAGAGACGTGGCTAGAATCGAGCGTGACCGGCTCCGCGACGTGGTGGCGATGATAAGGGGTAAGCGATGAAAGGGCTGGACCATTCTTGAGAGATCAGCAACGGCTGGCTCGGCCCGTTATAGACTAGGCCTACATGGCTGACACCCCACTCACTGGGCTCGGCGACGCTCTGGGCCGAGCGACCGAGGCACTCCGTCTCGCGTCCAAGCTGGGTGCACAGCGCAGGGGCGCAGAGTGGGTCACGACGTGTCTATCTCACAGGGACACGGATCCCAGCCTCAGCTTCCGCCAGGGCGACCGTGGGCTGGTCGCCACATGCCGTGCGGGCTGTCCGTCCGACAAGGTCTTTGCGGCCCTGCGGGAGGCCCACCCGGACGTCCTGGTCGGGAACGGAGCCGCCAAGCGCACCAATCCTCCCGCCGCGGCAAAGGCCCTGGTCAAGACCACCAGATACGAGGTTCGGAATACTGCCGGGACCCTGATCGCCACGCATCTCCGCCATGACTACGACGACGGATCGAAGTCCATGCCTTGGGAGAAATCGGACGGGACCTCGGGCCTGGGACAGCCGTCCGCTATGCTGCCGTTCTTCGGATCGGAGCGACTCTTAGGGGCGAAGACCGTGATCGTGGTCGAGGGTGAGAAGGCCGCGGCCGCGCTCCAGGAGATTCTCGTCGACAAGAAGGGCGAGACGGTAGCCGTGGGCACGGTTACTGGTGCCTCTGGGACTCCGTGCTCCGAGACACTGGCGACGCTCAAGGGAAAGAAAGTCTTTCTCTGGCCGGACAACGATAGCCCAGGATTCGAGCACATGGTCAGGATCTCGGCAGCCCTGGGTGGTGCCGCGTCGACCGTGCTGCCGCCAATGGACAAGCCACAGGGGTGGGATGCAGCGGACGCCGTAGGCGAATGGGATTTCGATCTGGGCTCCTTCTTGGCTTCGGCAAGGACTGGTGGGCTGACGCCGGTAAAATCAAAAAAAGTCGACAAACGAACTGACAGCCGGTATACTACCTCGGCCGAGCTCCGGCGCCAGGCGGTGGAATGGGAAGCGGACCCGAAACGCTGGCTGGTCGATGGCATCATCCCAAACCGTGGGGTTCTTGGTCTCCTTGGGGGCAGCCCGAAGGTTGGGAAGAGCACATTCTCGATAGACATGATGCGGGCCGTGTCCGAGGGCAGCGAGTTCATGGGCCTCAAGACTCTCGAGGCCAAGGTTCTCTATCTCGCCCTCGAAGACCCAGGCTTCTACCTGGGCCACCAATTCAACCGTTTTCACGTAGACAGGGAGATCACGATCCTCAACGATGCTTTCGTAGTGAGTGAGGGGTCGCTGTCCGAGCTCAAGAACGACATCCGCGAGCTTGGGATCGGTTTCGTCTACATCGCCACACTAATGAATCTGCTCATAGCGGGCGACGCGGGGGACGAGAACGACAACGCGAAAATGGGGAAGATCGTCACCGCGTTCAAGGATCTGGCCCGCGAGGTTGGGATTCCTATCCTCATCGAGCATCACCAGAACAAGGCCGCAGGCCGGCCCGGGGCCGAGCCGGCCAGCATGGCCGGAACCTTTCGTGGTGCATCCTCGATCCCGGGCCATGTCGACCTGCTGATGACGCTCGAGAACGCCGGGGAATCGAATGGAAACGCTCGTCGGTTCAAGGTGTCCGGTCGAGCGGTCGAGAGTAAGTCGATGCGTGTGGGTCTCGAGATGGGAGACCGCTGGTTCTTCTCTGTTCTAGCCGAGATAGACAGCGAGGAAGCCAAGAAGACCGACCAGGAGTTGTTTGCCGCCATCGTGACTTCAGAATGGCTCGATACCTACACTCTGATGGATCTGGTTGGATTGAGCGGTAGAAGCGGAAGGCAAAGATCGCGTGCGTATCACGCCCTCAGGGCCATTGATGGGATTCAATGCAAGAGGGTTGGGCAGAAATGGTTCTGGTGTCTTCCTTTGACCAAGGAAGAGCGGGAAATCAGAAATGGAGATTGGGGAGAAGGGCAATGAATGTATCGAAGGAAGAGCGCGCCAGGCGCGCAGCGAACATGAAGTCTATCCAGGTGGAGCGCAACCGGCTGATCGAGCTGGGGCGGTATGCGGAGTCGATCGGGATCAAGTTGCCTGAAATTGGGCAGTTTGAAAGTGGGCAGTTGGGTTCCGGAAACTACGGTCCAACCCTTCCGCTTCCGCCGCCGCCGTTGCCGCCGCTTTCTGGGGGGGTTGTGATTCCACTCCCCGCACGGGGAAGGCTTTCGGCAGAGATCGAGGCTGCGCTGGCCCGGGCCCAGCGCGGAAACACTGAGTAGGGGATTGGGGATGAAGACTAGAGTGGTTTTCATGTTGATCTGGGCGGCAATCTCGGCTTGGTTTGCGATCGCGGTTGCTGCTCTGCTGTTTACCGGGTGTAGCGATCAGAGCAGGTCCGTTCCGACTGGTCCGTCGCTGCCGGTTACTAACGCGTCCAATAGTACGGCCGGTGTTCCTGGTCCTTCCACGTGCAAGGCCCGATTCGGACACGGGAACATCAGTGTGAGTGGCCGCACCGTGACTGCGACGTTCGAGGCGGACCCGGGCGATTACCATCTTGCCGTGTTCACTCCGCCAGGCAACGGCGCCGGGGCCCTGGTGGCACAGCGCCGCGGTGGGCCGGGCACTCTGTCGGTTGAGATTCCGGACGACTATTGCGGGGTCAGGGCGTTCCAGGCCGATCTAGGCTGTGGGACTCCGCCTCCGGATGCGGGCTACAACGGTGGTTCTTTCAGCGGATACTCGAGGGTGTTCCAGCTCGAGGGAACCAAATGCCAACCCGGCCGTACGTGCAAGGACATGGCGCCGGCCATAGGATTGAGGCTTGAGATCAGCCCAAGGGAAGTGGTCGCCAGGATCAAGTCGACCTGGAACACTCCGCCCAAGCTGGCTTCGCTCACAGACAACTCCATTCCGATTCGGGAGGCCGAAGTGAGGCCTGGGGACGAGGTTGTTTGGCTCTATTTGCGAGGGGAGCATGACGTGAGTCAGTTCGCTTTCCTAACTGCTGCCGACGAGAACGGTCTGCGCTGCGATGTCCTGGGTCCATTTGTCATTCCGAAGTACGAGCCGACCCCTACCCCTACTCCTACCCCTACCCCGACCCCGACACCGACCCCTGCACCTACCTGTGTCTCTACAGCGACCAGTCATGCCGGGCAGGGTTTTGAACTTCCGAACAGTAGCCAGGCGACGGAAACCAACTGGGTGAATTCGAACGTGCTGCCTGGTCCGTACTCTCTGACCAGGAAGGACGAGGATTTTGGGGGAAGCCACACCACGGCGTCCATCTCGGCCAAGGTGGCCTTGGTCAAAGCCGGCAAGAAGTATAGATATTACCTCAACGTCTCCGCGGGTCAGCCTCTAGACTCATTCGACGGCAAGAACATCTCGCACGTGTCTTACTTTGATTGCGCCAGATGATGGTGGCTTTCCTGAGTCTCTTTGCTGCTGGGTTTGTCATGGTGGCCCTTCGATCTGCACAGCAACTGAACGTTCAGTATCACAAGGTCAGGTGGGTCATTCCGACAAGCTTGCTGATGGCGTTCTCCGAAGCGACGATAATTTTCCGTCTTTCATCCGAGTGGAGCTTTGCTAGGATTTTGACCTACGGTTTCTCGGCTGGATTGGGCTGTTTGGTTGCGATGGAAATTCACAAGCGACTTAGGAAGGGCTGGGCTAAGGTAGAATGAGAAGGTTTCCAGCCGGAGCGATAAGGGACACGGACAAAGACAAGATTGATCCGGAGGGATTCGAGTCTCCGATTGTGATGCGCCGTTTTTGTGAATTCATGGATAAGCACAGAATCTTATCCGATGGCACGATTCGGGGCAGCGATAACTGGCAGAAGGGAATGCCGATTGCTCAGTACATCAAGAGTCTCGATCGGCACGTGCTCGAGGCCAAGCTCTGGGCTAGGGGGTACGGGGTCAGCCCTAGATCCAAAAGTGACCCACAAGATATCGAAGAGGTTCTATGCGCGATCCGATTCAACGTCTCGGGGATGCTGTTCGAAATCCTGAGCCAGCGGTACGGTCGACCGTCCAGGCCGGAGGGAGTCCGAGACTCCGACGATACGGGTTCTTCCTAGTCGGCTACAATCCTTCGATGTTCTGGCGGACATTTGAATTCATCGACGGGTCGCAGAACCCGCTCACGCCGTTCTCGTGGACCATCCTGATCGGGCGCTTCGCTCTGGCCAGGCTCAGGAAGAACTGGCGAACGCCCAAGCGTCTGTCGCGGCAGCAGGGGCGGGCCGCGCTACGCCGGCTTGCGAAGTGCTCTTTTTCTGATGGCTACGCATGAGATGGAAGGAATCTGGCTCGACGTACAGGGCGTGCCCGTACTGTCTGGCTCGACTTTACTGGACGTTTTCTAGCAAATCGTATGATCTTGGGAAGCCGCGTTGCCTCAGTCACGGCTGGCTTCGGCAGTGGCTTGTGGTAACGACTAGACTTTCAGACGCGGTCCTGATGGTCTTGTCGGTGGGCGCTCTGTATCTGAGTGGTCGTCTGCTTAGTGATCCGGTAGAGGCAAGAGAGAGACCGAACTCGACTAGACGCTGGCTGCTCCGAAGGGGCCGCAGGGAAAACTGGTTGGGGGAAAAAGATGGACAATTTGGATGCCGTTTGGATGGACGAGGCCCGCGTGAAGAGGCTTGAGGCCCAGCTCAAGGCCATGTCTGACGAGCTCAGCATTGCCCGCCTGGAGCGGGATGGGGCGCTTTCTCGAATCTCCAACATCAAGAGAGAGCTGCGAGAAGTGGTGTGGGCTTGATGTCTGCGGAGTACCGGGACGGTTTCGGGACCGCACTTAGGGCTGCCCTATTTGAATCAGGGGAAGCCGCAGTGACATCTATGCTGGTGTCCCAGGCCAGGATTGGGGAGTTTGATGATTTCCTTCGTGGGGCAGCGGACGCGATGGAATTGCTCAGAACGTCCGAAACCCTGGAAGTTGTTGATTAAATAGCACTTTGAGCCACTTTTCGCACTCACTGATCCGCCCCATGAGATAATCTTCTCGTGGCGAAGAGATCCCTAGAGGCCCCGATCGTGACGAACGTTTTTGGGGTCAGGCCAGAGGGGACGCCCGGCGACGAGCCGACTCCGTCCCCAGCCTCAGCGGCGCCCGCCGTTCCGGCGGAGCCTGCGCCCGTTGAACCGGAGCCTGAAGAGGTTCCGGAACCTTTCCCGGCTCCGGCAGAGCCAGACGACGACGATGACGACGCATTCCTCGCCGGGGAGGGTGTTGACGGAGTAAGGCTCGGCACCAAGGTTTACAAGGATTGGAACGCGGCGGACCATGTCTTCCGACAGTTCGCCGGTCGGGCCAAGGCCGAGTCCAAGCGACGCAAGGAGACCGAAGCCGAGAACGAGCGGCTTCGCGTGGAGCTCGCAAGACGTGATTCTCGTCCAGAACCCGCAGTAAGCGCATCGCCGGCTCCTGTGATCCCGGCCACCACGCCCAAGCGGTTGAGCGAGCGTTTCACCGACGACGAAGTTGACACGATGATTGCCGAGAAGGGCCCGGCGGCGGCCTTCCGGCATCTGGCGCAGTTGGCGGACTCGAGAGTGGAAGAGCTCGTAGACGAGCGCATGGCGGTAGTTCAGCCACTCGTCCAGCGTAATCAGGCTGTCGAAGTGAGCTCGGAGATTTTCACTCGGTTGTCTCAGATGGCGAACCAGGATGGCTCGCCCCTGTTTCCCGAGCTGGACCCCGAGGACCCTCGCAGCGACGTCGTGATCGCACGTTGGACGGAGAACCTGAGCAACCCCAGGCTGCGCTCCATCGCGTTTACCGACGCCGGGGTAGAGCTCGCTGTCCAGCAGTTGCGAGCTGAAGGTGCCCTGGAGTCTCAACCTCAACCCGCTCCTTCCAAGAAGACCGCCTCACCGACTCAGCGCGCCGCGGCAGTCCTCCAGGGTATGGGAAAGACGTCAAGAGCTCCCGTCCCGGCGCCAGGGCCTACGAAGCCGGTCGACCTGGAAGAGGCAGCTCGCCTCGCAATCGTCGCGTCCAAGCATCCGATTTTCGGAGCTAGACTCGAGCGTTAGCGGGGCTCTCAGGAGTCCCAATGCCAGCCTCCCTCCCTACCCCGTGGCCCGGGGCGTACCCTGCTCCAGGCGTCATCACTGATGCTCAGATCGCTCAGGGTGTCATTTCCGGCGATACCACGGCGCAGCTCAATGAGATCGCACAGGTTCAAAAGGGCCTGGTGTGGTTCAACCCCAACATCGCCCCCTTCCAGCGGTTGACGAACAAGCTCAAGAACCCTCGCGTGGTGGAGAACAGCCGCTTCTTCCATCTCGAGAAGCAGCGGTTGCCCCGTGAATCGGCCATCGTTGCGACGACCGGCGGAACCACCAGCCCCACGGCGCTCACACTTACTGCCAGTACTGGCGCTCGGTTTCGAGTCAATGACCTGCTCCTGAACGCCGACACCGGGGACATCGCGCTGATTACCTCGTTTGCTTCGGCCGACGTGGTCAACGTCACTTCCAACATCGGGGACAGCACGCCCCCCGTGCTGGCGTGGAACGCCGCTGACGCCGTCATCAACATTGGCAACGCCTACGAAGACGGTTCGACTGCCGGAGTATCCTTCCTGGTGGTGGAAGACGAGCGCAACTTCTTCTGCCAAATCTTCAAGGATTCGATCGAGCAGTCCCGCCGGTACATCAACACGGCGCTGTACGAGGGCGATCCCTGGGTCAATGCGCGCAAGCAGCTCGAGCAGGAGCATCTGCTCGGACTTGAGTACGCCGCGATCCTTGGCAAGCCTTCTCTCCAGCAGTCCGGTACCAACGACAAGTTCACGACCACGATGGGCGGCCTAGACTTCTACGCCGACGTAAACGTTGTGGACTTCGGTGGAGACTCTACGATCAGTAAGGCCTTTTTCGACTCTGTCATGGTCGAGGCCCTTCGTGAGGGTCACTCCGGTTTTGAAAACCAGGAGTTGGCCAACAAGACGCTGTTCGGGTCCCATCGCTTCGTCGCGGCCCTCAACGCCATGGCGGACGACCAGATCCGGGTCGTGGAGCCCAGCGAGAAGACTTACGGTCTTCGTCTGATGCAGTACCAGGGTTCCTGGGGCCTGCTCAACGTGATCGTTGATCCGATCCTGAACAAGCCCAGCCTGGCGGATCGTGCCTACATCGTCGACCTTGACCACGTTCGTCCCGCGGAATTCCGCGGTGGCGCCACTAAGTTCGAGGATAACATCCAGACGCCCGGCACGGACGGTCGCAAGGCCCAGTACCTCTCCGACAAGTCGCTCGTCGTGGAGATCCGGCCTGCGCACACCAAGCTGTTTGGTCTCGCGCAGTAAGGTTCTGTGGCCCGGCCGGAGATCCCGGCCGGGCCCAGTTTGAAAGGGGTAAAGTAGTGGAGGAAGCCAGAATCGCAAAGACCCGTGGGGAATACCAGCCCTTCGATTTGGCCCGACAGCTTGATCGAGAGGGAGTCTTCTCGTTCGTGTCTCCAACCATTCAGAATCTCAAGATCCTGCTCAAACGCGACGCTACGTATGTGATCGACGGTGAGAAGATCAAGACTCCCCTCGTCGAAGCACAGTTCCGTGACTATCGTTTCGACACCAGGGATGAGAGCATTGCTACGATGGTTCGGAAGTCGAGGATGTTTCGCGCCGGCAAGATCAAGGAACTAGATACGGCCAGGAACCAAAGCAAGGCCGCCAGGATCGAGGCTATCGCCAGCCAGCTATCGAAGGACCCAGAGCTTGCGGCTCTGGTCGTAGAGTCTCTTCGGGCCAAGGAGGGCGCGGCTGTTCCCATCTCGGAGTAGTTCATGCCTAGGCTGATCGAAGACAACTGGCCCACCTACGAGGACTCCCTGGGAGATCCCGGAAGCGGAACTGCTGTCGACGCCCAGCTTTTGGACGAGATTCTGGATGCACTGGTTGATTCGTTCTACAGCCAGACCCAGACCGATGGCATCCCGGGTATCATCAACGAGGTAGTGGAGGGTCGTGGCGGAGAAGCCTCTCTCGACGCGCGTTTTGACGCGATAGAAGACGACATAGCCGCGATCCAGGCATCCTCAGCCGACACTACCGTCGCGGCCGGGTGGACGATCAGTGGCCCATCCGGTAGCATGGTGGCCCCGTTTTTCCGGGTGCCGTTCTCCTGCACGGTTTTGGCCATCTACGGATACCGCAAGGGTGACTCGGCCCTGAACACGATCCAGGTTGTGAGGCGCCGCGGCGGGTCAGAGGTCGATCTGATCTCAGCCGACATGACCATGTCGATTTCCGATGCCTACATCGACGCAACATCGGCGGCTGGTGGGAGCAACACGCTTCAGAACATTAGCCTTCAGGAAGGAGATATCCTGAGGCTCGAAGTGGCCAATGGTGGGGGAGCGGACCCTGACGCTTACGCCGTATCGGTGGTCCTGTCGTCTTCGTAATGCCAACGTCCACGCGGCTCTCGCGCCTGGGCCTGGCCGTCCTGGACGAGACTCCCCTCGGGTTCCATCCCCCGGATGGTACCGATGGGGTCTACTCATTCCGGGACGTTCGTGAGCATGTGGTCGAGCACAGGCTTGACCGGGTTGCCCCGATTCGGATTCGGACACCCAAGGCGACAATCTATAGGCAGTTTCAGGCCCCGATCGTCTCCCTGGTCATCACTCCACCGACTGCTGGAATCTTTGCGCCTGGTGACATCTTGGTGGCGCCTTCGGTCGGGATTGTTGGCGTTCTCGAGGATTCCCTTCTCACGTAGGAGTTATCTGTGGCAAGTGGCGCGTTCAATAAGGGAAAGTTCCTGCTGGCGTCTGGTGGGGTTTCACTCCTGACACACACCATCAGGGTGATGCTAGTCGACAGCTCGTACACGTTTGATCCCGACGACCAGTTTGTGGATGACATCGCTGCGGACGAGATTGGTGTCTCTGGTTACTCCAGGCAAACGCTGGCAAACAAGGACATAGTCCAAGACGACTTGAACGATCTGGCCCGCTTCGAAGCTGACGACATCTCGTTCGGGGCCCTCGCGGCGGGGGAGACGATCGGGGGGGCTGCGATCTTCAGGCAGGTGAACGACGACACCGACAGCCCGCTGATCGCGTTCTACGATCTCACGGACCTGCCGACTGACGGCGGGAGCGTGCTCTTGACCTGGGCGAACGCCAGCCAGGGATCGGTTCTGAAGTTTACGTCCTAATGGCCAACGTTGTCTATAACGCCTTCAAGCGGCTTTACCTCAAGGGTCAAGGCGGACTGACAAACGCCGATCAGTTTAGCCTATACCTGATGCCGCCCTGGTACGTTGCTCTTCCGCGTCATGACCTCGCGGATGTTCTGGCCGATGCCTCATCGCCGGCCTTAGAATTTCCGAGCGTCTTGTCGCAGATCCAAGAGGGATCTGGCCTGGATCCGACCATGTGGTTTCTAGATGAGCCCGACCACATCATCGCGGTCTCTGGTTCTCTGACTAGGCAGGTCTCGGGTATTGCGGTGGTTACCAATAGCCTGCATATCAGCGGGGAAGAAGTACCGGCCGTATTCTGGGATACGGCGACTGTAGTTAATCCCACCAGCTTCTCGATTGACCAACATGCGCAGTTCATACCGAAACACATAGTTCTTCAGTTTTCCTAGGAGGAAAGTAAATGGCGGCAACCAACGTAAAGATCGAGAAGGATTCCCGAGGCCAGGTTATTCGGTCGTACGGCTTCGGGGTGCCCACGTTCACCGGGGTTAACGTAGTGGCTGGCGAGGACTCGTGGCAGCCCGAGCCGTACTGGAAGTTCTACGACTTCGAGTTTGACGGTGACGGAACGCTAGCGGCCACGGCCTTTATCCCGGCCAACTCCAAGATCCTGCGCGCGAAGATCCAAGTGCTGGTTGCCATCGCTGGCAACAGCGCTGCGAAATTCGACGTGGGCTCCGGTTCGGACGAGGACGCCCTCACTCCGACCCAGGTGGCAACCGTCACCGCTGGCGTTAAGCAGCGGACGAACGCTCCGCTGTCGAGCTTCACGGACACCTACACGGCGGCCACGGACCTGACCATCTCTGTCTTCGCGGCGGACGGGACGACTGCGGCCAATCCCACTTCCGGTAAGGTGCGGGTCTCGCTCGAATTCCAGCAGGTCGCGTAATCGGCTTTCGGTGCCCGCGGCGGTAGGGTCGCGGGCGGGGAGATCAGATGAAGCGGTCGAACATGCGGTCGATCGTCAGGCGACGCCTGCTTGACGAGGGTGCCCGTCAGCGCTTCTCCGACGGAGACATCAACACGATGCTCAACGTCGGGGCGCAGCAAGTCCAGGGCGCCATCGACCAGATCAACAAGAACGCCTTCCGGAAGACCGAGCTTCGTAACCTAGTCGCTGACGAATACAGATACGCAAAGCCGCGGGGCATCCTGCGGCTGAAGAAGTTCTACCTGGACTACGACGGTGATGGAACCTACGTAGCGGCCAAGCCTACCACCGAAGAGATGATCGAGGATCCGGTCAAGGTCACTCAACTACGTGACCAGGGCGGATCCTATTTCGTCTTCTCGGGTGGTGAGTTCCTGATCTTCCCAACCCCAGCCGAGGATGCGACAGACGGAATAAAGATCGTGACGGTTCCGGTCCTCGCAATGGATGATGACGACGACGACCTTGAGGACATGGGTCTTGTCGAATCGTTACACATGGCGGTCGTTCTGTGGGCCGTCAAATTGCTCCTGCCGGAGGATTCCGAAGACACCAAGATGGTGGAGGCCGAGATAGCCAAGATAATGGAGGTTGCGGTCCCTGTCTACGCCGGGGCCGGCATCACGGGTGCCCTGGAGTACGTCTCCGTAGTGGGCATCGGCGGTGAGCTCGGTGGAGTGCCGTGAAGCGTGACGAACTGAGGTTCGAGTCCGTAGACGGTGGCCAGTACGATTCAGTTCCGATCGCGCAGGTACCGACCAACGGGCACGCCAGGATGCTCAACTTCATCCCGAGGAACAAGCGTGCCGAGCTCCGGAGCGGGACGGTCCAGTTCTCCCGCCTGAAGACGCTGGTGGACTTCGAGCCAAATGCCGCCCTTCCGGTTCGGGAGCTGGCCCACGCAACTGGTGAGCTGGCAACCTGGGCCGCTGTGACCGCCTCCACGAAGGGCCAATTCGCTCTGCTTCATCAGAGCGGCGCGTGGGAGCCGGCCGTGATCCCGGACGACCTGGGTGCGAGCTTCGTCGAAGACGAGATGCCGTGGCTCCTAAGGACGCGGGTAAGGCGGGTCTATGCGTCCCGCCGCGGCTCAGGCAGGATTAAGAGGATTGAGGCTGACGGATGGACTGATGCAGGCCGGCCGGCTCCGATCCTGCCCTTGACCCTCACGCCAATCTACGACGTGGCACCAGGACCAGATAATCCGAATTTACCAGACGGGACCTACCTGGTCTCGTACACCTATGTTGACTCCGAAACCGGATTCGAGGGAAACGGCTCTCCGGAGGCAACGGTGGTAGTCGATCAGGCCGGGGTTGGATTCCCGATCTTGTCCATCCAGGTATCCAGCTTTGTGCCGGCCCCATCCTGGGTTCGGTGGGACAAGTACGGAATCTACATGAGCCGCATAGACGGTGCGGTCTTGTTTAGGGTCGCCAACGTGGCTTCGGATACGACAGCCTACAACATCACGTCTCAGGAGGATGCCTCGGGAGAGCAGCTTGCCACAGACAATGACCTGCCGCCGGAAACGCAGTGGTTCGACTTCTGGAATGAGAGGACCTGGTGGATTACCGAGGACGGGAAATCTTTTGGGTTCTCTCCGATTGGAAGGTACGAGTCCTTCTCGGCTGCGAACGCCTTCGAATTCGACAAGAACGATGGGGACAAGATCCAGGTGATCTACTCCTGGGGCAAGTACATGGTGGTGGCAAAGCGTCGGAAGATGATGCTGTTCACCGGCTACGATCGCCAGACCTGGGACAAGGACACCTGGACGGACGTGGCCGGCTGCGTTGCTCCCTTTTCGATGCGGGACTGCGAGGGGACGCTGGTCTGGTTGTCGGAGTCGGGCTTCATGTCCGCGACGCCTGACGCGCGTCCGAAGAACATCTCTAACCTTCAGGTCAAGGCCGCCCTGGCCTTCATGGATCAGGATCGCCGTGACCTGGCCTACGCCGAAATCGTTCCATCCCTCACCCTGTACGTATGCGCCTTCCCCCTGATGGACGGGAGCTGGCAAGCGGTCGCGCTGAATTATCAGACTGGTGCCTGGTCCGAGATGGCATGGACTGAAGACGTGCGCTCGATCCATTTTGGCTACGAGGATAGCGAACGCACCCGTGTCTTTGCGACCGCCAGAGATTTCGGCGAAGTGCTCTGGCTCTTCGAGGGTACCACCGATCTGGATGGAGATATCCGTGGCTTGCTTAGATCGGGTGCGCCCAGGATCGGAGAGGCCGGAGAGCGATCGACCCTGAGAGAGGTTAGTGTCGTGTCTTCTCCCACCAGGTACCCGGTAACACTGAGAGTGTTTGGGGACAATAGAGATACCGTTCTCGAAACTGGGGAGTACGACCTGGAAGGGGATTTCGGCTGGAAGCAGATGGGACTGATTGGGCGATACGAGCTCCAGTCCCAGTTGCAGGTCCAGCTCGAATACTCCGGACGCGACCCGTTTTTCGTCAGTGAGATTAGCTGGGGTGTCTTGACATCCAAGGCCATGAGGACGAGGCACTGATGCTGATTCCGGTGCCAATCCCGCTTACCGGAGATAGGTTGAGCCAAATCTCGCTCCCTCGTTTCCAGGCACAGCCGTCGCTCGAGCTTGTGTTTGAATCCGTAGACGAAGACCACTTCCTATCTCACGATCTGGGCCGAGTCCCGCTCGGGTACTTCGTGATCGGCAGGAGCTCTGGTTTGGTCGTGTACGACGGCGAGACTGGTTGGACGGATAGAGTCCTTTCACTTCGCGCTACGGCAACCGGCCGGGCCCGACTATTGATAGTGTAGGAGACCGCGATGGCGCTTCCATACAACCCCTCCATGTTCCGAGTCCCCCAGCCGGGTCGGGGCCCCGGGCGTCCGGCGGGGGCTGGCGATGTCTTCACCCTGCGGGCGCCACGTCCGGCCGCTCCACAGATGCCAACCGTTCCGCAGGCTCCCATAGGTAGGCCGCGGAACACGCCCCCAGTGAATCCGGGCTTTCCGGGTGGTCAGAGGGCGTCCTATCCGGCTAGGATGGAGGCGGCCCTGCCAGCTTACAGCGCTGGGTATTCCGCGCTTGGGGGAGGCCAACGTGTTCCTGGTGGTGATGGGCAGCCACCCCGGCCCGCTCCACAGCCTGCCCCCCAGCCAGTCCCACAGCCAGTCCCACAGCCAGCTCCACAGCCAGCTCCACAAGCTCAGCCGGCCCCGTTTGTTCCCCCCGTTCCTCCGGCCCCGGTTGGGCTGCCCGCGGCTGGCCCCACCGGGCCAGCGCAGCCAGCCGCACCGCCCATAGCCACGCCTCCCACGGCGGCCTCGCAACCGATTGCGCCCTCACCGTGGGGGTATGAGCAAATGTGGGGTGCGCTTGGAAACTTGGGCGACGCCGATATCGACGCCGCCTTGAAGTCTGGGATTCTCGGCAACCTGAGAACCAATCCGTTCGGGACGGCCGGACTGTCGCGTGCCAACGCACAGGCATTTGAGCAGGGCATGGCCGGCATCAGGGGTGGCAAGGAAGCCGCCCTCGCTGATCTCGCCCGTCGCGGAATCCAGGGACCCGCTGCCGCCGCCATACTGGCGGAGCAGGAGGCCTCGGGCCGTGGTGCCATTGCCGGTGCCCAGAGAGAGAATGTCCAGCAGTACGCCGAGAAGGCCGCACAGTTCAATCAGCAGGCGATAGCTCAGGCTCAGATTGCCGCAAGTGAGCTGGCGAACCGCGGAGTCAACCTCGAGAATCTGCGCATGAACCGCGAGCAGCTCGCTCAGCAGATCCTCGCCAATCGTGCCGCCGCCGCCCGCGCCGGCCAGGGCGAGCCACCCATCACGATCGACAACGGGGACGGAACCACGTCGACGATAGATCCGCGCCTACTTGAGATTGTTCTCGGGCTCGGGGAAGGCGGAAGGGAGTAATCATGGCTTTGAATCTCATCAAGGGTATCCCCATCCTCGGGGGAATTTTGGGGGGCGTCGGCGGTGCTCTCCAGGCACGTCAGGCCAACCGTGCTGCGGAGATTGAGGCCTACAACCAGAACGTGATGAACCGCTACAAGAATAAGTTGGCCGCGGCGCAGTACGCACAGGAAGAGCTTCCTGGGCGACAGAGAACACGCCGCACTTCGACTCTTAGGGATCGCCTGGTGCTAGCGCTCACCAGGGGCGGGGGTAGCGCCGCTGGTCTCGAAAAGCTGATCCGTGGTGGTGGTGGATACGGGGCTGGTTCTCCTTACAGCGTCGAGGGAACCGCGTACAACCCTATGCAGAGCTACTACGATATCGCCGGTCCTCCGCCCAAGATAAAGGCCGCTCGAGGAAGCGTGCTGGGCGGAGCCCTTGGTGGCCTGGCCAGTGGCGCAGCCGCAGCCTACAATTCAGTGAGGAACGAGTAATTGGCCCTCGGTTCTTCCATCGGAAGACGGCGCCAGATTCGGTATGGCGGTGGGGCTGGGCCTGACTACGATTTTGAAACTCCCATTGCCAGGGGACCAAATTACCTAGAGCAATTCATCTCTGCGGCAAGGGAATTTGGGGATATCCGAAGACGCCGGAAGATCGAAGAGGATCGTCGGGCCAAGGTTGAGGCTGAGATCAGGGCAGAAGAGCAAAAGGCCAAGGAAGCTCAGACCTCAACTATCCTGAACACTGCCCTACGACAGGCTGCGGTCGAGGCGCAGCAGCCGGGCTATCAACCATCGACCATAGGGATGGAGGGTGGTCCAGCCGCCCGGCAGGCCGCGGCCTACGCCCTTGCCCAACCGAAGGTCCAGGAACAATTCTCAGAGGCCGAGGGCAAGGCGGCCCTGGAACGCCAAAAGCTGATTTCGGAGCAGACCGGTGAGCCGATTGCGGTAGCCAAGAAGGAACAAAGCCTTCGAGAGAAGTTGCTCGCGGAAGCCGAGAAGTTCCAAAGGGCCCGTGAATCTGCCTCAGAGAGGCAGGCCAATGCCAGGGAGAGACGGGCCCGGTCGCTCGAGGCCGCCCAAATAGCTGAGGCCAATCGACAAGTTGGACTCACGCTGGCCGGACAGAGGGCGGAGATGGGGGCGGTTCGGCTCGCAGAAGACCCGGCAGCACTCTACCAGCGGGCAAAGAGTCAGCTCATTAACGAAGAAGAGCTCAGGACTGGTGTTCGTCCCCCAGCCGACACCATAGACCCGGCCGACATTCAGCGTCGGATGGCGGTCCTTGGAACTAGGGCCGAGGCCACCGCCGCTCTGGTCGGCAGGAAGATCCGGGAGCGGCCAGCCCCGGGCCGACTGCCCCCGGCCACTACCGAGGAAGACATCGAAAGGGCTGGTGAGGTCAGGTACGTGATGAGGCCAGAGGCCAGGGGCATGAAGTACGCCGCCTGGCTCCAGGCCTTGGGCGATCCGCGTCTGGCCATGCAAATGGCGGCCGAGGCCGCCCGGCAGGGCCGGGCCTTGGCCGATGCTGCCGCAGACCAGCCAGCCGAGGCCATTTCTGGGCGTACCGCTCCCGTTGACTCGACCATCAGAAGTGCTGGAATTGGAAGCGGCAACAGGGCGCCAGCTCCACCTTCTGCAACCGCTAGAGCTGCTCGTGATAGAATGTTGATGCAGGGGTCGGGGAGAGCTGCCCCGCCTATGCCGGCTCAGCCCGCGCAAGGTCCCGCCCCCACCGCTCCCCTGGCCCCTGCCTTTCAGCCTACTCCGGCCCCCCAGCCTCCGGCCCCCCAGCCTCCGGCCGCCATAGCCCCAGTTGGGTCCCCAACCCTGCCACCGCCACAGCCAGAGGAAGAGCTATTACCGGAGGCCGGCTCACTTCAGGAGGCCATGTCTTTCCTGGTTCCTGGTGGACTTGGGATGGGGTTCCTGAGAAGGCAATCACCGGCTCTGGCTGGTGCCCTTGCACAGACTGCAAATGAGGCCTTTAATACTGCCATGGGCGCTCCAGGGCAACTGTTGCAACAGGCTGGAGTTGCGGCCGGATTGCCAGAGGATTGGAGGCAAAGGCTGGGGCAGCAATGGCTCAGGCTTGCCAGGGCCCCAGGTGGGCCTGCGGTTGGAGCGTTTTTGCCCCCTCCAGAGCTTGGACCAGTAGAGAAGGCCATCGGTGGCCGGATTGGCGAGATCGTCACAGATCCGATGATGGCTCTGGGGGCCGGAGGCGGGAAGCTCTTCAACACATTGATGCAATTGGCTTTGGCCAAGGGTGGCGTCGAGGCGGCGGTCCAACTCCGCGAAGTAGCAAAGCAGCATGGCGTTGATTCTGAAGAGTTTAGGGTGACCGCTGCCCCACTGCTGGTGGACTTGGCCACCTTAGGTGGAATGCACGCCATCGGCAAAGCTCGTAGGATGGCCAGGGAGGCTCCAGGGCCGCCCCGCCAGGCCCCGCTAGAACTGCCCAGGGCCTCTGTCGCGGCTAAACCCAGGCCCGCCCCGGTGGAGCCGCCAGCGCGGCCCGTAGAGGCTCCTGCTCGGCCGGTCGAGACGGCCCCATCTGACACCGTCACGGTCTACCGTGGCGGGGGCGGTAGTGGGCATTGGACCACCGATATCGAGCGGGCGGCATCCTACGAGCCCGGGAAGACTGTCGAGAGCAAGACGATCACCAGGGATGAGTTTGCCGCCGGCCGTGCCGAGGCCGCTAGGCAGGGTCAGCCCACCACTACCGACACCTGGTTGGATGCTAACCAGGCTAGGGGCTCAAAGCCAGTAGAAGCTCCGAACGTAGCCCATGAGATCACGGATGAGGGTACCTCTCTGGCTGATCTTGAAAGGGAGCTTGGCGCCCAACCGGAAATATCGGCACCTGTGCCAAAAGTGCCTACAGTTTCGGCCGCGAAGCCGGCCGAGTCGGCGCCAGCGTTCGAGGGGGGGTTCAGGGCACCCACACAGGCAGAGATACAGAGCAGGGAACAGGCTGGCCTGAAACCAACAGTTACCGTTCCAGAAATGATAGAGCGGACTGGGGCCAAGCCGACAGAGGGCCCGCGGTACGCCGACCAGCCGAAGCCCAGTCGGTGGCGCATTCCGGGAATCGAACAGATCCGAAGGATGCTGACTCCAAGCAAAGAGCCGGTTGGAGCAAGAATCGCAGAGGGAATTGAGGGCACCAGAGACTACTCCGAGGCCCAGGCCGGGAAGTCGGTGTACACGTTCGATCGGGCCCTTGACCAACTGAAGCAGTCGAGTAAGGCAGGCTTTGACAAATCCTGGGACAGGGTCGTGGATGCCCTGAATGGTGACAGGCCCGCTTCCGATTTGACTGGTCCAGAGCTGGAGATGTACAAGCCGACCCGTGCCGTCTTCAACGAGGCCAAGGCGGCGGCGGTAGATGCCGGTACATACTCTGGACAGGAGGTTGGACAATTCTTTCCACACATGAAGGGAGAGCGCGCTTCCTTCGACACTCTGGTGGATAGCCATCTAGAGTGGATGCGGAACACGCCCGAGGGTCAGAGTCGACTCGAGGCCCTCCGGACGAAGTACGAAGACAAGCTGGGTGGTCTTGATCTGAACGCCCCCGATCGTGAGCTGGCCGCGACGGATCTTCAGCAGAACTACGGAAACGAGGCGTGGTATCGGAAGTACGGACACCTGGAAAAGGCCAGGGCCGACTTCGCCACAAAGGACTGGCGCCGCGATCCGAACGTGGTCCGCGAATATCTACAGGGAGCTTGGGATCGGATTGCCTACGGCCGGTTCCTGGGTCCGAAGAGCGAGCTGGGAAAGCTGGCTGGCGGGCAACTGAGCCCGGAGCAACGCTCGTTCATCGCCGACCAAATGAAGCAGAGCTTTGGATATAAGCAACCTGACATAGGTGGGCCTGGCCCAGGTATGATCGCCAGGGAGTTTCGTGCCCTCCTGGGCCTGACTAAATTGGGCCTTGCTCCGATTCGGCAGATTGCACAGGGCGCGGTTCCCTCGGCCAAGGCGTTTAGCTACAGCGGAGCTAGGAGCACTTGGAACATGCTTAGGGCCGCAAAGGGTTACATTTTCGCCCACGGGAAGATCGCCCAAGACGCTGTCCGGGCCGGCTCTACTGCTCCAGCCCTACGCAAGGAGATCACGGAGCGTTTTGGTGGGGCCGAGAAGGGGACGTATGTAGAGTGGCTCTTGACGTTCGGTGGAAAATCTAAGACCCTGAATAAGTTCGTTCGCACAACTTACGGCATGGAGTTGTCCGATAAGGCTGTGCGTCAATACTCAGATCGCCTGGGCCGGCTCACGTTCATAGACGTTATCCGAAGAAAGAACAGGGCTGCCCTCGAAGAAATGCTTGGCAGTAAGGAGCTCGCAGACAAGGCCCTCTCCCTGGATCCTAACGGACTCGAGCAGGGACTTAGACAGGGCACGCTTGGACAGATGAGATTCCAAGCTGGCCCAAAGGGTGGTGTCACTACCGAAGCAACACGCATGCTTGGCGACACTCCGTCCGCGCTCATGGATAGGTTTGCCCAGCGCTTCGCCAACATGACTAACTTCAGAACCAGGGCCGAAAATATTCCACTTGCCTGGAATAAGCCCGGGATGAAGGTCTTCAATACGTTCATGGCCTACCCATATCAGCACTGGCGCTGGCAGGTGAGCGAGGCGACGAAGTGGAACAACGCCAGGAAGGCCGGAAATAGGCAGGCCATGGGCAACTCCGCCAGGGCCCTTCTCAGCTATCACACCATGTTCGCTCCCATGTGGGGTGGGATGGCTCTCTATGCCCAGTCCCTGCTCAAGGGCCGAGGCCTGAACGAAGAGGATCTGTCGGCCCTGAAAGAAGAGGCTTCGACGCCACAGGAATTGCTGCGAAAGGGTTGGCAGATTTTCTCCAAGATTTCCGGGACTAAGCCACTCGACACCCGCGATGCCGGTGCGTTGGGCCTGGTACTCCAGGGCTTGCAGGCATGGCAGTACGCCGGAGGTTTCGGATACCCGCAGGCTATCCTCGAGCGTGGAGCTCGAACGTTCAACCTGTCCGGAGAGGAATTCCAGGACACAGGCCGTCGCGTGGCCGGATTCCTGGGGGCGCCGGCCCAGACGATCTACGATCTGGGCAAGGGGGCCACTGATTTCATCGAATACCTCGCCAACATGGACGATAAGCGGAAGTACACCCCGGCCAAGGTGAGGCAGCTCTACCGTGGCTGGATCGAGGCCATTGGGGGCAACATCCTCCCCAACCCCTACGGTCTCGGCCGGGCCGTCCTTACCGAGCTCAAAGAGCGGGTGGCTCCCAGCAAGAATTACCCCAACGTCAGCCCTGGCTGGCTGGGCTTTTTGTTCGGGACAGCGGAAGAGTGGACCCCTGAGCACGGGGTTACATCGGCCAAGGCCGAGATGCAAAGGCAGGCAATCAAAGCACTTGAAGAGCGCAAGCGGCGCAGGGCTCGCCTGCTTCGACAACGGCCAGCGCCGGCTGTGGTAGAATAGAAATTGGAGGAATAGATGGCTTTGCATGCCGAAGAGGGAACCACCGAGTACGATGCACAGGGCCGGAAGATTGGCTCAACCGGCTCTAGGGCCAAAGACTACTTTGGGCCGACCGGTTTCGAAACCAGTGCCGCTGGCCTTGGGGCAAAGGCCGCCGAGATCCGCCGCAAGAAGGCCGAAGAGGCCAAAAAGAAAGCCGAGGAAGAGGCGAAGGCCAAGCCCAAGAAGAAGGCCAGCTACCGCGCTAAGCTACGTTCGGCGCTCGAGGGCTAATATGCCTGGGATGGCAGGAACAATGAGGGAATTCAAAGAGGGCCGGCTGCACTCCGGCTCCAAAGAAGGCCCTATCGTCAAAAGCAGGGCCCAGGCGATTGCCATTGGACTTAACGAGATGCGCGACGTTGCCGGTGGACGCCGAAAACGGTACCGCAAAAAGCTTAGGGAGAAAATGTGAACAGTCGTGAGCTCAGAGCCGGGCCGATAGTGCCGCTGGTGATGGTGACACTGGCCATCGCCGGATGCTCAATCATTTCAGGCGCGGTCAGAAAATGTCTCCAGGACCCGACCTGCGCCGTGCCGCGGCCCGAGCCATCTCCCAGCCCGACGCCAACTCCGGTCCCGACGCCGACTCCAGAGCCGTTTCCGACCCCATCCCCAGAACCGATATGCGAGATCCCCGAGGGCATTACTTGCGAGCAGCCGATCGGTGAGGGCAATTTCTGGCGCCAGGTGGACGGGGCCATCCGGACGGTTCGCTCCGCCCGCCCCGACTGGTTTGGCCCGAGCCCGCTCGGGGACGATAGCGTACAGATCAGGGCGAAGGACGGATCGAAGCTGGAGCAGAACAATCCCGCGTGGCACTTCGTTGATGCCGTGATTGAAGAGCTCCTGACCAGGGGCTTGTGCGCCAGACGCGAGGGAGAAGAGATTGCGGTCGCTCGCCCGGAGACTGGGATCTACGAGGCCTACCATGTTGTGATCCAGGCTCCGCCATTGGCGCCTCGCACGGCCTACGGCCAGGGCATGTTCAAGGCCTGGTGCAGGGTTCAGACGGTCCCCTCCGATCC